ATTAGAATTATCTTATAGTCAAGAAAGACAAGCAGTTATTGATAGAGCCACACAAACAGAAATTAAAAAACTTGATGAGAAGTATGTAGCTGGTAAAATGACTGAGCAAGAATATAGAGATGCTTTATTAAAAATACAAACTGATGCTTCTGAAAAAGGTATAGGTATATTAGATGAAGAAAAGACTTTATTAGAACAGAAAGAGAAGGCTAAAAATGATGCTATTAAGAAGATTAGAGATAATGATGCTAAATTAAAAGAAGCAGCAGCAAGACAAGATGTTATTAAAAGTGCTGAAACAGCAGCATCAGCAGCGGCATTTGAGTTAGAGAATACAGATAAAGTAGGTAGAGATAAATTTGAGTTAATTAGAAAGAATGAAGACGCACAATTAAAATTAGCAAAAGAGAAATATGAGGTTGGTTTATTATTAGCATTAGATAATGAGGCTGAGAAAGCTAAGGTTGAGGAAGAATATAGACAGGCTAAGATTAAAGCAACAAAAGATGCTGAAACTAAAATTAGTGATATAGAGAAGGCCGAAAGAGAAAAAAGATTAAATGACTTAAAAGATAGCACTAAACAAGTTTTAGACGCAATTAAATCTATTACTATGGAAGGTTCTATGGCGGTAGGTCAAGCTTTACAAGGTGCTTTAACTGGTGTTTCAGGTTTTATTGATATATTAAAGACTGACTTTGAGGAAGGAATTCAAGGAACTATGGATAAGATAAACGCCTACGCTCAGGTTATAGGTGGTGTTCTTAATTCATTTGTAGGTGCTATTGCTGAGGCTAATAAATCAAGATTAGAAAATGAAATTGATACAATCAAAGAACAAACTAATGCTGAAAAAGAAGAATTAAATAAAAAATATAGAAATGGTTTAATTGATAAGGCTGCTTATGATACAGCTTGGGCTAAATTAGATGAGGCTGCTAAGAAAAAAGAATTAGAGGCTAAGAAAAAGGCATTTGAGCAAGAGAAAAAAACTAAAATAGCATCGGCTATTATATCTGGTCTTCAAGGTGCTGTTGCTGCTTTTACAGGAGCTATGAGTTTAGGTCCCATTGCTGGTCCTATTGTAGGTGGTTTATTAGCAGCGGCGGTTGCTGCTATGACTGCTATGAATGTTGCTAAAATTAGGTCAGCTAAATTTGAGGGTGGTGATGTAGCACAAGCAGCGGCACCTGATGTTGGTGGTGCTGGTGGAGCAGCTGGTGGTGGTCCAGAGCCATTTCAACCTACACAATTTTATGGTTTAGGTCAAGGAGCACCTTCAAGTGGTGGTGGTTCTAATGGACCAACAAAAGTTTATGTAACTGAGACTGATATAACCTCAACACAAAATAAAGTTAAGGTTATTGAAAATAGAGCCGTAATTGGTTAATCAATTTTAGAAAAAATACAAAAAATTATATTATAGTTATATGAAAGGAAGATTGAAACAAATAGACCCAGAAAGATTACCGGTTTATGAAATTGTTGTAGAAGATAATGATGAAACAGGTATTAATTTAATTTCATTAGTTGATGAACCAGCTATTATTACAAAAGGAATGGCTTTTAATAATAATTCTATGATGACTTTTCAAGAAGTGGAGGACAAACAAATTATTGTAGGTCCCGCTTTAATTCCTGATATGAAAATTTATAGAGAAGATGAGAAATACGGACAATACTATGTTAAGTTCTCAAAAGAAACTATTGTGAGAATGGTTGAGAAGTTTAATAAGTTTGGTTCTAATAGAAAGATTAATATAGACCACTCTAATCAAATGGTTGATGCTTTTATTATGGAAGATTGGATTGTAGAAGATGAGGTTTATGACAAGAGTAGAAAATATGGATTTGAGGTTCCAATAGGAACTTATATGATTATGGTTAAGATTGAGAATAGAGATTTTTGGTTAAGAGAAGTTAAAGGTAATGGTAAGTTTGGTTTTTCTATTGAAGGTTTATTAGGACAACAATTAGTTCAATTATCAAACAAAATGATTGAAAAATATGGTGTTAAACCATCAATAGATGATTTAGATTTAGAGGATTTATTGAAGATTTTTGACCTAAAATAAAAAAAATAGGTTTTAATTTTAGAAAAAACAATACTATTTATATTATAGTATATAAAAAAATAACAAAATATGATGAATAAACAAGAGTTAATTGAGAAAATCAAGACACAATTGAAATCATTAGTTGGTTCTGACGCTAAGTTTGCCGAACAAAAGGCAGGTGATAGATTAATTGTAACGCCAGATGAAAACTTTATGATTGGTTCAGAAGTGTATTTAAGAGATGTTGATGGAAATAATGTTCCATTATTAGACGGTGAATACATATTTGATGATGGTGTTAAGATTGTTGTTGAAGCTGGTAAAATCAAAGCTATGGTAGAACCACAAGCTGAGGCACCTGAAAGCGAAAGTGAAGGTGAAGAAGAAGGTGGTGTTGAAGTTGAGGTTGAAGCAGCAGAGGCACCAGCTGATGGTGAAGCACCAGCAGAGGAAGCACCAAAGTCAGAGGAGATGAAACAAGTAATGGAGAGATTGGCTAAGTGTGAGGAAATGATTTCAGAAATGGCTAAGAAATTTGAGGCTATCTCAAAAGAAAATGAAACTATGAAATCTGAGTTCTCAAAAATTGCTGAACTTCCAGCAACTTCTAAAATTGAACCAGCAATTGCTGAATTCAAGTCTCATGAAGAAAAATCTAATTCTATTGGTCTGGTAGATGTAATGGCAATTAGAGAGAAAGTAAGAAAAAACAATAGGTAATAAAACCAAAAAAAATAAATAATAAAAAATGGCAACATTAAATTTAGGAAGTTTAACAAAATATACAGACCAATTGTCTGGTATATTACTTAAAGAGGCTGTATTGGTTGGTAATACATTTGATTTTATTTCGGTTCAATCTGGAATTAAATACGCAGATAGTATTAACATTCTTACAAACACTCTTACAGCGGCTGCTGGTGGTTGTGGAACAATTTCACCAACAGGTTCAACAACTTTAACACAAAGAGACATTACGGTATGTCCTGTTAAAGTAGAAGAAAGCATCTGTGTTGATGAATTTGAGCAATACTGGATAGGTCAGTTAGCGAAAGAAGGTTCATACAATGAATTCGCACCAGAAGCATTTAACCAATTATATTTGGCTAACAAAGTAGAAAAAGTAGGACAATTTGTAGAAGACATCTTCTGGAAAGGTTCTGTTAATTCAACTTATGGTGGTGGAAATTTAGCACTTTGTAATGGTATTCTTCACATCTTAGAAGGAACATCAGCTACAAACTCAGTAGTTTCTACAACTTACTCAGGAGCACTTACAACTGCTAACGCATTGGATGTAGTAGATAATATGATTTCTCTATTACCAAATGATGTTCTTGGAGCAGAAGACTTAACATTGTTTATGTCTCACGCTAATTTCAGAGTTCTTATGAACGCGTTGAGAAATAACAACTATTTCTTCGGATATGACGGTGTTTCAGGACACACTTGGGTTCTTGAAAACTACACTAACACTAATGTTAGAGTTGTAGCGACAAGAGGTCTTAATGGAAGAAATGAAATGGTTCTTACTCCATCTTCTAACTTGTTCTTTGGAACAGATAGTTTCGGTGAAGCAAGAAACGGAGACGGGTTCCAATTCTGGTATGATTTGAGAGACAACATCACTTATTTTAGAGCTAAGTTGAAAGTTGGAGCTCAGGTAGCATTCCCTTCTTATGTTGTTATTAAGAATTCTTAATAGTAATTAAATAAAATTAAAGTGGATGGGGTGAGGCGTTGAGTAGTAGCCCCGGAAACTTAGAAAAATTAATAAAATAAAAATGAGTTGTGTATTAACAAATGGCTATACATTAGGATGTAGAGATAATATAGGAGGAGTTCAAGAAGTTTATATCGGTGAATACAACGCTGACGCATTAACTTTCTCATTGACTGCTTCTAATGTTATTGATGCTTTTGGTGGAGCAACCGTTTCATTCTATACTTTTGAGCAAGAAATTGAAACTGGTTCTTATACTGAAAATGGTGTTTTCTCTACTGAAAATGGAACTGCGTTCTATGAAGAAACGCTTACAATTACACTTCACAGATTGGATGCTACTTTAAGAAATCAAATCTTATTGTTAGGTCAAGGTAAGTGGAGAATAATTATTAAAGACCAAAGAGGTGTTTATCACCTTATGGGAAAACAAAACCCAGTTAGAGTATCTGCTTCTACACCAGGTGTAGGTAAAGCATACGGAGACTTGAATGGTGCTGTGATTACTTTCTTAGGAAAAGAACCAGAACCAGCACATATAGTTTCAACTGCGGCTGCTTTAAGTGTAATCGCTTAAATCAACATATATTAAGTAAAAAAGGTTTTCCATATTCTTTGCCTTTTTTCACCTCATCAGTCCTTGATGAGGTTTTTTTTTATATAAAAGTTTAGAAAAAACCTAAATTTATATATTATATAAAAATAAGTAATTGTATGAAGATAAAACTTAAAGATGAATACATT